CAACCAGCTAAAAAGAAACGTCCTCGGAGAGAAACATGACTAGAACACGCGGTTATGATGGCGCGATAAATGTTCTTGAGCAAGGCAGGACACTCACTGTCATTTCGGAGACTGTCTACGGTTCCGGAGTAACAACTAAGACCATTTCATCCATTTCTGATGGTGCTTTACTTTCTCTCTACGTAAGTTCTATTACGGGTAATTTGACTATCCGTGTTTTGACAGAGACAAGTGACGGCAAAAGTTACGAGCTATTTACCTTTCCTACAGTCACTGCTCCAACTAATTTTCTGACCTTGAAAACCGCAGCTCCTACGATGAGCAATATTAAGATTGAAGCTACCTACAATGGAGACGTAACTTACGAGGTACATGCTAGAGGCGTTGCTTCTGGTGAAGTTGCAGCCAAGGTAGTTAGTCCGGCATCGGCTAAAACAGGCCGAGTACTGGTTAGTACAGTACCTACTCTTATTCTTCCTGCTTCCACCTCTAATCGTTCAGCAATTCTCTTGCGTAATACAGATGAGAATGGTACTCTCTACATCGGATTCACTGAAGCACAGGCATCCTTTGCAAATGGATTCCCTGTATTGCCAGGAGAGAACTTTATGCTTAACATTGCTGGTGGGCAGGCCCTCTATGGGGTCGGTACTGTGTCACCTATGGACATTCGCTACGTGGAGGCTATAAATTCATGACAATTAGTACAGGCGGGGCAGCATCCAAATTTAATCTAGCCCTAAATGCTAACTCTCTAAATTTTGCCACCGACACAGTGAGCCAGGCAAATATTGTAAACATGACTTTGACCAACGCTAATCAGGAATACACAATAGCTTTGCCTACAGGTTCTAGACGATTTACTATAAAATTAAGAAGTAATGGTGTTTTGAAGATTTCTTATGCTACAGGGACTTCGGGAAGTAATTACTTATCCGTATTTCCCGGCTGTTCTTTGACCGAGGAGTCACTAGCGGCAGACCTTAATTATGTGCTATACGTACAGTCGCCCCAGCCTGGTGCCGTGGTGGAGCTAGTTGCCTGGGTTTAAGGAGATATTATCATGGCTATTAGTAAAGAAAAACTTATTGCGGAAGTGGATACCCCCATTGAGGGCGACTCTGTAGCATCCTTCCTCCGCGACGGTGAAGGTACCAAACTGACCTCAACACTCAATGGCGGAAAACAAGCCCTTGACGTGTTCATTACAAACCCTCTCGAGATTGACGTAAGCCTTGATGCAGGCGACGATTCTATTGCAGCTTGGTTGAAAGACGGCTCAGGAAACTCGCTCAGCTCTACTGCAGGTGCTTTGCACGTTCGTCTCGATAGCCAGACTGTCAACATCGTAGTTGAAGCTACTGACTTCGACATTCGCAACCTCACTGCGGCTCAGGACAAAGTCGATGCACGTATGGATGCTTCGTCGATTGCTACCTCTGCAGCTTCAGTCGGAACCACGGCAGCCGCGCTTGTTGCTTCAGCTCTCTCTAATCGTCGTCGTTTGCTCATCCAGAATCTTGGCGCTAATGCCATCTTCTTGGGCGGAGCTTCTGTCTCGACTTCTACAGGAATCCGTATTCCTGCCGGAGCTAACGTCGAGCTGGAAATCGGTGCTGGTGTAAACTTGCATGCTCTCTGTGCAAATGGCTCGGCTGATGTACGTATCCTTGAGATGGCGTAATTTCCTACCCAAAAGTCCTTGACTATGGCGCGGAGTCTAGCTAAGCTAGGCTCCGTAACCATATAGGAGGCTAACAAATGCGTTACATTGTTGTCGATGAACAAGACCAAAAGCTGCTTTCCTCCGTTGCTACCCTTATCAATAAAGCAACTTTTCAATTAGACGGCCAAGAGGTTGTCGGTGCAGCACAGATTTTGACAGGTCTTTCACGATTAGCAGAACGCATTAAGAACGCCGAAGAGTTGCCACAACAACAGAAGAAGGTGGCTAAATGAGTGGCATTATTGAATCAGCTGACCGTATTGACGTAAACGAATCCGTTTATGTTACAGGTACTGTGACTGTCGGAACCTCTCTTATCGAAGCCAAGGTAGGTGTAGAACGTCTTGCTAATAGACAGTACGTGAGCATTCACAACTACGGACCAAATACAGTCTATGTAGGTCCAGATGGCGTCACTACAGCTAATGGCAGACCGCTCTTTGTAGACCAGAGCATCGACATCCCACTTGGTAATCTGGGTGTCTACATTGTTGCTGAGCAGGCAAACAATACCGTGGTAGTACAGGAGTTAGGCTAATGCTTAGAATCTCTCCTACAGCCCGTAGTATTCCTTTCGACTCAACCGGCACACGTTTTACCGCTAAAAATGTACGTGATGCCATCCTTCAGGCAGGTCTTAGTCTTCAGGCAAACCGCGCTAACTTTACGCTAACTACACAAGATGTTAGTAACGGCTATTTAGATTTGCCTGTTTCTGAGGTTGTACCGAATGCTACTAGTGTTTTCGTTGATAGACTTGCATTATTCCCTGACCTGGACTACACAATCAGCACTGTAGCTGGAAAAGTACGCATTACATTTGCTGGCAACTTTGCGACAAACCAGCCAGAAGCGCCATCTAGTGGCGACAACATTCACGTACTGTACTGGACAGTATAATCCTTCCGTAGTAAATTTCCTCTGCCGGAATTCACCGGCAATAGGAGATACCCTGTATGCAAATTAAGAGTAAATTTATTGCACCAGATGCAGTAGATGGTTCCAAGATTAAATTAAAGAAAGACGAAGCCCTGCGTGGTACCAAACAAGATGGTACCGAAGTAGAACTTGTTAAACTTAACGGTGAAGACAAAGTCCTTCTCAAAGGCTCCGAGGCTGCCTTTAAGTCCGATGTTACAGCAGAACAAACCAGAGCACAGGCTGCTGAATCGGCCCTGCAAGCTGAAATTGACGCAGAAGAATCCGCCCGTGCTGCAGCAGTATCGGCAGAACAGTCGGCCCGTCAATCTGCTGACGCAGTTTTGCAAGGAAATATTGATGCAGAAGCTACTGCTCGTGTAGCTGGTGATGCTGCAACTCTTACTTCAGCTCAGGCTTATGCCGACGCCAAAGTTGCTGCTCTTGTCAACTCTGCTCCGGCTGTTCTTGATACGCTCAAGGAACTCTCTGACGCTCTCGGCTCTGACCCAAACTTTGCCACAACTGTCGCAGGACAGATTGCCGCAGTTCAAACTGAAGTCGATGCAGTTGAGACGGATGTTGCTTCGCATGAATCTCGTCTGGATGTCATGGACATCATTGACAATACTGAACAGCTTACTGTATTTGAAAATAGTGCAGCTACCTATGCTGACGGTTTTGCAGGAAGCCAAGACCCTAGCCACCGCGAAGGTTGGTATTTCAAGAACGCTGCTCAGGGTCAAAAAGTTAACTGGTATTTCTTTGATGGACAAACAGAGAATATCAGTCTTGGTAACTTTTCTTGTTATGCTATCGTCACTTTCGATAGTTTGGTAAGTAAACCTCACTTGGCTTTCTATACAGTTCCTGGTGCTTCTGGAAACGCAGCAAGCTGGTATCGTTCGCGTCTTGTCTATACACCAGCAGGTACACCTGTAGCTGGCAAAAAGTACCTGATGTATGTTGGTCAAGACCCTAAAGTTCATCCTGAACTTCCTCGTTTGCAAATGGAAAAGCAGTTTAACTCGGCTGGACCGCAAGCAAATGATGAACGTGTATTGACTGCTGTGCTCGGTTCTGATTCTGGAACAAGCGCCAATAACTGCCAGTTTGTTGCTGAAGCTATCGGAGTTTACAGCCCAAGCATTAAACGCAAAATTTCGTTGAAGATTCGCAAACTTTCTCAGGCTTCTTTCGAAGCATTGGCTTCTAAGCAAGAGAAGTTCACGATTACTTCCGGAATCATCTCGGCTGGTTCTGTGACTCTTGCTCACAAAACACTTATGCCTGGTTCGGTTGTTGCACACATTGGACGCCTTGGTCTGTTCGCAGGCGAAGACTTTACAATTAGCACAAACGGTTCTGGTTATCCTGTGTTGACCTTTGCAGGAGACATCTTGCCTGGCGGCACATTGGCACTTGAAGCTAATGATGTGTTGAGAGTTCAGTACCTTGTGAAGTAATTCGTTACTTCCGGAAGCGTGGCCCTGCAGAAATGCAGGGCTTTTTCTTTTTTCAGAAAGCGGACTTGACCACCTAGTCAGCTGGTGATATACTCCTAAAACCACTCTGATTCCGCAGAGTTGGATGGAGGATACCCATGCAAAGGACCGCACAGATTCTTTCCGACCTGGCCTTCTACCGTACTTACAGCCAAGTTCTCCCTTCAGGAAAAAAAGAAAGCTGGAATCAAGTTGTTGAACGCTACGAGCAGTTCATGATTGACCAGTTTTCTTCGCAACATCACGACCTTATCGGACGTGCTTGTTCCTACGTAAAAAATCGAATGATTGTACCTAGTATGCGTATGCTGCAATTTGCAGGTGAGGGACTTTCCCGTGAAAATATGCGTGCTTACAACTGTTCTTTCGTCGCTATAAAAGACTTTAAAGACATTTCTGATATTTTTTACATTCTTATGAATGGTACGGGTGTTGGCTTCTCTGTGCAACGCTCTCATATTAGTCAACTTCCTGTAATCGCAAAACAGGAGTCCGAGGAATTTGCCGTTGCTATAGTCGGTGACTCTCGTGAGGCTTGGGCTGAGTCAGTAAAAGTTCTGCTGGAAAATCCAAATATTGAATTTAACTACTCGCAGATTCGTGCAGCCGGTACTCGCCTCTCTACCGGAGGTACAGCCAGCGGTCCTGAGTCACTGCGTACTGCGCACGAGAATATTCGCCGCATCCTTCGCGGCGCAGAAGGACGTAAACTCCGCCCCATCGAAGTCCATGATGTGGTCTGCTACATTGCCGATGTAGTCGTTGTAGGCGGTGTTCGTCGCGCAGCTCTTATCTCGCTCTTTGACCAAGACGAGGAGGAAATGCTTCTTTCCAAAAGCGGAGCATGGTGGCAACGCGCTCCACAACGTGCTCGCGCAAATAACTCAGCAGTTCTTATTCGCGGCAAATCAAACTACATACACTTCAGAGATACACTGCGTGCATGCCTCGAATCCAAGGCAGGAGAGCCGGGAGTCTTCTGGACCAATGACCCGGACTACGGAACCAATCCCTGTGCCGAGATTAGTCTGCAATCTCAAGGACTTTGCAACCTAACAGAAATCAATGCAGCCGTTTGCGAGAACGAATTCGACTTTGCTACAGCTGCTTACTACGCGACTGTGCTTGGTACCTTTCAGGCAGCTCTGACCAACTTCAATTACGTCAAACCACGATGGAAACAGGTAGCAGAACAAGAGGCTTTGCTTGGCGTATCCATCACAGGACAGGCACAGAATTGGGAAAACCTCAAGAGCTGGGACCTTGTAGAAATTGCCGACATGACACGTCTGTGGAACAAGGAATTAGCTCACGAATTGGGAATCAACCATGCGGCCCGAATTACGACCACCAAGCCCTCCGGAACTACCTCGACAGTGTTGGGTACCACCGCAGGCATTCACGGTGCCTACGCGCCTTATTACCTACGTCGCGTGCGTATTGCCAAGGATGACCCACTCGCGGTTTACCTTGCAAATTCACTGCCCAGCGAATTAGTCGAAACGGACGAATTTCAGCCAAGTCTTAACTGCATTGCCTTGCCCATTCAAATGCCAGGCATTGTCGCCAGTAAAGAATCATGTATTGAGCAACTTGAACGTGCTAAGTTTATTCAGGAAAACTGGATTAAGCCAGGGCATGACCGAGGTCCAAATATGCACAATGTGTCCTTAACCTGTTACTATCGTGGCGAGCAAGACCAGAAAGATTTGGACGTGTGGATGTGGAATAACCGGGATTCGTATGCAGGAATCTCTTTGCTTCCACTTGATGAGAATACCTACATTCAGGCACCCTACGAGGCCATCACGCAGGAGCGTTATGAGGAATTGCTTGACAAAGTATTGAGTTGCGAACTGGACCTAAGTGAAGTACAGTATGAGCAGAAACACGACCTTCGCGCACAAACTTCTGGTTGCGAAGGAGATAAGTGTTCGATTCTTTAACTACGAGGACAGATAGATGAGCAAAGAACCTGAACAGAAACATGTGCTTATCTATCTTACCTCCATCATTCATTGGATTGGTGCAGGTGTTACCCTGGGATATATTCATTCCGTTGTGTCTTTTTCTCCTCTTGTTATTTTGGCTCTCGTAGTTCTATGCTTGTTGGTTTTACCACCGATAGTACGAGTAGTTAACTCTAGTGAGTTAGACAAAGATGAGCAATGATTTGCATTTGAAGAAGATGGCGCTTGCCTTGCGCCGGCTGAATAAGCTGGAGCAGGCAGCTGCCATTGACCCAAATAATCTTACTGCCAAACCTTCGACAAAACAACAAGCCATTCTCGACTCTTTTGGTCATAATAAGATTACTGTGGTACGCGGAGGTAACCAGTCCTCGAAGACTACCCTCGGTGCTCGTACTTTCAGCTGGATGCTTAGCGAGACACACCCAACCTGGACACGTCCTGCAGAGTGGGGCACAGAGCGTTTACAAATTCTAATCCTCGGCAAGACAGGTAAGATTATCGAAGAGTCGCTATACTATCGTATAAAGAGCTATATGGACCCTTCTGAGCTACACGAGTTTCGTGCAGGTAATATTCTCCAGAAAGTCATACACAAGCCTACAGGCAATACACTTCTGTTTCAATCCTACGAGAACGTCAACCAGGCCCGTGAACGCATCCAGTCCTATACAGCACATGCTGTATGGATTGACGAAATGCCTAACTCTATTGACCTTTTCAACGAATCCTTACGTCGTATTCAGAAAAACCAGGGTTACTTCTGGGCTACCTTTACTCCCCTCATTGTCAATAATGAAATACGTTCCTTCTGCGACAACTTACCGGAAGCACAGGGACAGATGTTCAAGATTCACATGTTTGATAATCCGGTCTATACACCAGACAAGCAGGCATTGATTCTCCAGGAAATGAATCTTTACCCTGAGCATATTCGACGTTGTCGTCTCGAGGGTGAGTGGATGAGCGCCGAGAGTGCTGTCTACTTCTTCGACCCGCAGGTCATGGTCGCAGCTCCCGAGAACTACAGCCCAGGCTGGCGTCACGTGGAGTCCTCTGACCCTGCCATTACTACTGCCCACGGCATGACTGTCTGGGCCGAAGACCCGAATACAGGACATTGGTATTGCGTCAAGGCAGAATACTTGTCCGGCCTACGAGACACAGCAGACTACGCAGCCGTCGTAAAACAAAAGACTATGGGTTACAACATAGTACGAAGAATCTATGACTCAGCGGCTCCGTGGTACGAGGGTGCAGCTGCAAAACTGGGTATGCGCTACATGCCCATTGTTCATAAATCGAATCGCAAACTTGAGATGATGAAGAATCTTCAGCTTTGTCTAGGGCAAACACTATTCATCGCACCTTGGTGCCACGAGCTGATAGCCGAACTTACCACTATGCAATGGTCAAACTCAGAAGACCAGAAAATTGCCAAGAGTTCCAAGTACCACTTGCACGACTCTGCAGTTTACTTCAACGAAATGAAACCAAAGTACGAGGGATATACAAGTCCTGTTGACTATTGGACCGATATGCGTCAAGCTCACCATGCCCGCAAAGAGCAGGCATACGAAGCGAAACAATCTAGTCCGAACAAAGTACGAGGATTTCGCGGAGTTAAAACTCGCAAAGGAGCATGGGGTAAACCATGGGGACGTTGGTAGCTTGCTACATCTTTTCTCTTATGATACTGTGCCTTGCGGGTGCTTTTTGGTTGAGAGCACTACGTATTGAACGCTCTGCAAAATCAATGGTAGAGCGCATGCGTCACAGTCTCAATATCAGCAAGGGGTCACAGAATGCACGAAAACGGATGTGGCTGCGAGAAATGCGGCAAAAAGTCAGAAAAGGGTGGCAAGGGCGTGATGTTGACAATCGCTTCCGTCCGTCGCCTCCCAATGCCAATCAAAAAGGGCGCATCGAAGAAATCCAGCAAGCCTACAGGAAAAGAAGAGAAGCCTTACTAAGAGCCTATAACGGAGGCCGTAAATGAGTAAAGTTCGCTTGCAATGGTGGACCAACGAGGACCAGATAAAGAAAGAACTAGCCAAGAGATTGCAGTTCTCTAGGCAAGCACGTGCTCGTTACGAGAAACAGTGGGAAGAGAATGAGCGTACAGTCTACGCTACTCGTTCCTCTGGCATCCAGAATTCAGACGTATCACTTTCCTTTAGCACCGATGGAGAAGCTGCAGCTTATCAGCAAGATATGACGCAGGCAGACATTTCCATCAACCGCACGATGAAGAATCTGCGCTTCATCCATAGCCAGATGTCAGCCAATCCACCTACAGTTATTCCTAAACCGACAAGCGCAGACCCTCAAGACCGCTACGCCGCAGATGCAGCAGACCGTCTTGTTCGTTATGGCATTCGTCATTATCAAATGTCTGAACGTAAAGACCAACTCAACCTTGAGACACTTATCTATGGCTCAGGATTTGCCAAATGCTTTTTCAATACAATGAAGGGAGAAATCTCAGACTACGACCCGGAAACAGAAGAAGTCGTCATGAGCGGTGACTTTGAGTTTACCGTACCTTCTGTCTGGAAAATCTATCCTGATGCAGACGCTACGACCTGGGAAGAAGTCTCCTATGTCTTTGAAGAAATCGACCTGCGTTACGAGGAGGCAGTCTACCTGTTCCCGGACAAACTGGAAGTACTTGAGCGCGTAAGACAAAAGGGATACGAGACAGACATCGAAGAATACCAGAGTACCTCCTCGGCTGTAGCCAACAAATATCGCTACGATTCAGTCAAATGCTACCAGTACTGGGAAACAGGCACACCAATGAATGGTATGCAGGGACGTTACTGCTGGTGCCTCGAGGACGGAACACAGCTCACAGCATTGACAGTTAGTCCACACCGCTTTACACAGAAGCTGAAGGGCGGTAAGCCAGGACCTACACGTGCCTATCTTCCCTACAAGATTCTTACAGATATTGACGTTCCTGGCACCTACTGGGGCATGAGTGTTGTCGCCTATGCCTCTGCAATGCAGGATGCAAAGAATCGTGTGGACACAGTGATGCTCGACATCTTGCAAGCTCACGGTGTTGCACGTATTATTATGCCAGAGTCGGCAGAAATTGCGGATGAATCCATCACAAACTCGACCTGGGATGTTATCAAATATACAGGCTCCATTCCTCCTAGCTTCATGGAACCAGTGCCTATGCCATCGGCTTTGCCTAACATTGGCGACCGTATGGAGCGCGGTATTGATGATGTATTCGGTATCAATGACGCAGTGATGGGCAACATGCAGCGTGAAACTTCTGGTTTCTCTCTACAGTATGCAACACAGCAATCAAACATGATTCGTAAGCGTCTCTTTAACAAGGATATTGCTGTCGTTGAATGGGTCTATAAGACTTATCTACAGATTGTCGCAGAGAACTGGAAAGAGACACGCACTATCAAAGTGCTTGGTAAAGAGAAAGCCTTTGAATCAATGAACATTTCAGGTGCTGACATTGCATCCGGCTTTGACCTGGTTGTCGAGTATGGTGCATCCCTCTCGCTTGACCCAATGACTCGCCGTGAAGAAATTCTGCAGATGATGCCCCTCTTTCAGCAGGCAGGTGTTCAGCCACGCAAGATGCTACAATTACTAAAACTGAATGAATTGGAAAACGCCTACGACCATATTGAACTGGCAGAAACTCGTCAACGTGAAATCTTTGAAGAAATGCGCATCAAAGGTATTTACATTGAGCCTGATGAATTGGATGACCACATCAATATGCTGGCCTTCTCTTATATCTATATTATGACCGCAGAGTTCAAGTACCTGAATCCCGTTCACAAAGAGATGATTAAGAAACACATTAAAGCCCGCGAAGAAATGCAAGCTACTAAAACAGCAGCGGCAGCACCTCCACCAGGTATGCCGGGCATGCCACCACCACCCGGAGCCGGAGGACCAGCCTAATGCCAAAAGAGTGGAATACAGAAGAACAACAGAAAGCCGCTAAATCAATATCTTCTGCCTTTGGTGGACCAGCCAAAGAACCGGAGCCAGAAGATGAAGAAGGACTTTGGACAAAGGTAAAACGCTGGATTGAAGGACAGTTCACCGCACCTTCCTTTGGTGAGAAGGTAAGCGAAGAACTCAAAAAGAAACAACAGAATCAGTTGACATCCCCCAAAAAATAATCTAATATTTCCACATTCGTACTATCCCAGGTGGTCTGGGACGTGCGCTAAACCCGAAAGGGACAAAGTCTACTATCCTCCCAATAGGACGTAGAAGGAGCAAAGTGATGTCCGGTAATAGTGAGAATCTTTTTCCAAACTTGTGGGGCGGAGGCGGAGAAGATATAGCCACCGTAGGTGCGGAACCTGCTGCAGATGGTGGGTCAGTCAGTGCTGACTCGTATGTACCACCTGTCGATATTGACTCTGAGGGCGGTGCCCAGCCAGTAGTTGATATTGACTCCGAGACGCAGTCAGGCCAAGTGGCTGGCTCCGCAGGACAGCCAGAAGTGCAGGGCGAGGTAGAATACCTTGATTTGACAGACGAGACTGGACGTAAACGCATCAAGATTGATTGGGCAAACAAAGATGCAATCAAGAAAGCCATTTCAATGGCAGCTGGTGCCCGCAAGTGGCAGAACGAGCGAGACCAACTCCGTAAGAACCTGGAAGAAAAGGAATCTCAATACAAGGATGTGCAAACAGCATGGGATGCTGTAGAGCAAGCCTATACTTCTCAAGGTCTCGAAGGTCTGGTAGATTTGCTGGCCAACAAGCAGGGTGCCTACACTGAATGGCTACAAAAACAAGTTGATAAGGAACTTGCAAAGCGCGATGCAACTCCTGACGAACTTGAAAAAATTCAACTCCGCGAACGGCTTGACCGGATTGAGAGAGAACGCAACATTGAGTCGAAGCGTCTCAAGGAACGAGAGGAAGCTATCGCCAAGGAACGTGCGGCGGCTGAAGAAGCGGCTCTCCAATCCGTTGTCAACCCTTCGTTTGACCGTGTCCGATTCGCTGGCACGTTGGGTAATGAACAGCTCGAAGATAGGCTTGACCGCACGGTCTGGTCCGAAGCTATCGACATTCTTTCCAACATCGAAGAACAACAAGGTAAGCAGGCAATTACTCCCGCCATGACTCGCCGCGTGTTTGAAGAAGTGGCCAATAGTCTTAGACAAGGTATGAATATCAAAGCGAAAGAAGAGGCAGCAGTTGCAGCTGAGGCCCGCAAAGCTAATGTCGCAACCAAGGTTGCAGCAAAAGCCCAGACAGTACAAGGGAGTAGACAGACAGACAAGGAATCTTTTAATAAACATATTGCGGATAATAACTGGGCAGCTGCCCTTTCCAGTATGTTAACTGGCCGCGTAAAATAAGGAGTAAATTCTCATGGCATTCGACCCAATTGCAGGCGTAAACGGCGTCGGTGGACTTCCCCTCGGTAAGTTCCTCCAGATTGCCTTCACATCCGGTGTGTTCAATCAGTTGAACCGCACCTTCCCAGACTTTGAGATGGTTAAGAAGTTCCGCGTTGGCGACCCCAACTGGCGTGAGCAACGCTTCCTTCTCCAAACCTCCCTCGGGCCATCGGCAGTTCAGTATGCCAACCCAAACTTCAGCGCAAACTTTCCAAAGGCTCAGCGCATTGGTATCAGCGAGAAGATTGCTGTCTCCAAGGAACTCGACGCTACTGTGGAAATCGAGTACAACCTGTACAAGAAAGCACTGAACAGCCCCCTCAAGTATGCAGAGCCTCTCGCTCTCGAAATGCAATCTAAAGCTATCGCTACCAAGCGTCGTATCGCTGCAGACCTCTACGGCGACGGAACAGGCGTTATCGGTACCGTTGCTTCGGCTTCTGTCTCGGGCGGAAGACTTGTTGTTGTCCTCGACACAGCAAACGCAGCTCGCGGCCACGTCGGTCTCTTTGAGTATGGTGACCTCGTAATCTGCCGCACCTCTGCCGGTGCAGCTCAGCAGCCTACTGTTTCTGCTGGTTCGATTGCAGCTCTCCGCGTTGTGAGCCGCAGCCGTAAGACCAACACTGTAACTCTCGAAGCTGTTAACTCTGATGAGTCGGTTTTGACCGTTGCAACTGTCGGTGATGTTTCTGCAGGTGACTTGGTTTACCGCGCAGGCCAATCGGATGTTCCTGACCTTTCCGGCGCAGTCGCTGACTACGGAACTGTCTCGAACGTGTTCGCTGGTTTCGAGTCCCTCTTGGCTAACGATGGACGTATCGTTCACGGAATCCAGATGAGCGGAATCACAGCCGGTACTCGTATCGACTGCTCGGCTCAATTGATTGCCCTCAAGTATGTGCAGGAAGCACTGAGCGGAGCTAAGGTCGCAGTCGGCCAAGGCTTGTACAAATGGGATATGCTCGCTATGTCTCCTGAAGCACGCGACTCGCTCGTGGAAGCTGACGAAGATAAGCGCCGCTTGACTGTAACTGACAGCCAGCGCGTTCAGGGTGCGAAAGCATTCGTGTTCCAGCACGAGAACGACACGCTCGAAGTTATCAGCTCCGAGTACATTAAGCAGAAACGTGCATACGCTCTGCCTAAGCAATCGGCTGGTCAGTCTGCAATGATGCAGCTGTACTTCACCGAAATGACTCCTGTGGACGTCGGTTCCGGCAAACTCCACCTCAAGCCAGCTTCTGGCGGAGGCCATGAGCGTCGTATCGCTTCCTACATGGAAGGCCAGATTGCCCTCCTCTGCACTCACCCTGCAGCAGGCGTGGTCCTGGAAAACTTCACCATCTAATGGATTGAAGTCCTAGATTAAGGTCCTACGTCCGTGCCTGGCACTTGCGTAGGGCCTTTTCTTTTGCTACACTTCCCAAGACCTGACAGACCGCAGGGCTGTCGCCCTGAAGTGGAGGACTCACAAGTGGCCACCAGTCGTACCCGAAATCTACGCCTCTTCCTGTCCTCGGGCCTGAGTACAGAGGCCAAAGCCAACTTGGAAATTTTGGACCGTCTCGGCGGCGTATACCAAGTTGACAATTCAGAAGCAGTTAATATCCGTAGTAAAACAGACATCCGTCTTTTGCCAGGAGACCCCTCGGCAGGAGGCAATGGAACCAGTAGCCTTTACGTCGGTTCGGAAGCTACACCTGTAGCGGAATTCAAAGTCTACGCAAGTGTCTTCGAACTGAATGGTTCACTCCGTCTGCCTGACTACCTAGTACCACTTGCTACCCGCAAATATCTTACTATTCGTTATGACTCAACCAAACAAGGTGCAGCAGATACTGCAGCTAACCGTGAACTTATCCTAGATATTCAGAACGGTAACCGCGCACTTGTTCTTGCACAAGACCTGGAACTTGCAGGTGGATTCAGCACAAAACTTAATACAACTGCAGCCACAGACATCACGTTGCCAGAATCCGGTACAGTAGCCACGCTTGCTGGCGAAGAAACACTGACCAACAAGACAATAGATGCTACCCCGGGAGTCAACGAGATTACCGGCATTGTCAACGCATCCATTGCTTCTACAGCAGCCATTGCCTACTCTAAACTTAATCTTGCAGGGCAAGTAAATAACGCAGACGTCTCAAGTAGTGCAGCGATTGCAGCAACAAAGATTGCCGTAGCTGCCATCGCAAACATCTCTGCCACAGACCTGCAGTCAGCCCTTTCTGAACTTCAGCAGGACATTGATACACGAGCAAAGACTACAGACTTCGATGCGCACACCGGAGCCACGGCAGCACATGGTACAGCCAGTGCAATCGTAGGCGTCTCAGATGCACAGGTATTGACCAACAAAACTTTGCAATCGCCACACATCACTACACCTACAGGAATGACTAAGGCAGATGTGGGCCTGGGCAATGTAGACAACCGCTCGGACGAGGAGCGGCGTACTCTCTCTCAAACACTGCAGAACAAGAGCATGAGCGGTCAGGAGAACACCTTCTCCGCCATTCCCTACTCTGCACTCAGCATGAGCAATAGCATTGTCAATGCAGACATTGCAGCCAATGCTGACATTAACTACACTAAACTCAATCTAGTAAATAGTCTCAAGAATGCTGACTGGTCTTCTTTATTCGGTGACAGGCTTTCTGGGCAAAAAGTAGATGCCAAGTTTGGTACGCAATTTGCCGAATCTGAATCAGGCTTCAAGATTGGCCAAACCTTCAAGACTACACTCGGAATACAAAGCCAGACACAGGACCTCAACTTCAAGTTTCCATCCAACGCTGGTGGTCAAAACTACGTGCTTGTCACGGACGGTCTGGGTAATACAAGCTGGTCTGCTTCACAGGCAGGTGGTTCTGTATCCAAGGTAGGCTTGACCGCACCGAACATCTTTAGTGTGACAACCCGCGACGGCTCCGGTGCAGTAATTCCCACAGAGCCTGGCGACTCTATTCCATTCATTACAGCCACAGGACAATTTGATATAGTTCTGGCTAACCAATCTGCTGATAGAGTTTTTGCTTCTCCCATCGGTTCAGCTGGAACTCCCTCCTTTCGCCTTTTGCAAGAAACAGACTTGCCTGCTCCCCTCAATAGTTCAGCTAACCGTAACCAGATGATTTCTAACCAAGTTAATGCGACTATTCAGGCAGCTACAGGATTGACCTGGTCTTACAATTCAGGCGCACGTACACTGACTCCGACCTTGAATATCGGCGCGTTCAGTACCACAGACTTGCCGGAAGGCGCACGTCTGTACTATACGGATGCACGTGTCAATACCAAAGTCAAGGGAATGATTGCTGTTAATGATGGCGTCACCTCTGGTGTCACCATTGCCCATGGCTCAGGTCCTGATTCGATTACATTCAGCCTGCGTCAAGCAACCATTAACACAGACAATGTTACAGAAGGCTCAACCAACAAATTCTTTAGCGACGAGCTGGCTCAGGATGCCATCAATGCACTACTTATCGACTCTACTGAGATTGCTAAAACTTATGACGATACTGGTAACCAGCTTAGCTTTGCTCTTAAAGTTACCGGCGTTACTAACGGCAGCTACGGTAGTGCTTCCAAAACTGTTACAGTCGCTGTAGACAATAAGGGTCGCCTGACCTCTGCAGCAGAACAGAGCATTGCTATCCCAGCTGCCCAGATTACCGACTTTACCGAGGCCGTGCAGGATGTCGTAGGCTCCAATCTGGTAGGCTCGTCGAACGACCTGCAGGCCACCTACGATGACGGCTCGGGTGCCCTGACTCTTACGCTCAAAAAAGAAGCCATCACAAGTAAGACTGAAGTAACTCCAGCATCAGGAGATTATCTTCTTATTTCAGATGCTTCCGATTCGGACAACCTCAAGAAGGTTAGCTTGCAGGCCATTGCCAATCTATCCGGTGCCAACTTCACTGCGACCTGGGCGACAGCAGATGGCACAAGCAAGGTTATCACACATAATCTGGCAAGCCGTGATGTACTCATTCAACTCTATTCACTGGACACCTTTGAGGATATTTTGGTAGACTCCGTCGTGCGTACTGATGCAAATACAGTTACACTGACTGCTTCCGAGGTACCCACTGGTTCTGGCTGGAAAGTTCTAATAAGGAGAATCTAATAATGAAAGTCTTCGGTCTTTGGGAACGCCTGACTAGAATCAAATTCTTTGACGGCAAAGAAGTTACAGTAGAGCCGTTAACTCAGACTGGCGCTTCAGATAAAACTATTAACATTCCCGACATGGGAGCTGATGCTGCCCAGGCGCTTGTCCTCGACAAGCAGGCACAGACACTCGAAAAGAAAACACTCACTTCGCCTGTTGTTGATGGCACGGCTGCAACTCCTGCCGCTGGCAAAATGAATCTGGCAACAACTGCAAATAATCTGCAAATCACAAACGAAGGCGGAAGAACTGCTTCTATTGATACAGCCGCTTTGACTGGCGCAAAAACATTTACACTGCCAGATACAAGCGGTATCCTGGTCACGCGCAGCGACAGTGGCACAATTACTTCGGTAATGATTGCTGATGGAACTATCGTGGATGGCGATGTCAGTGCGACGGCAGCTATCGCAGGTACAAAGGTTAGCCCCAACTTTGGTGCACAGAATGTAAGTACAACTGGCAGCATCAGTGCATCCAGTGCCACAGTGACTGGCCTCAATACTGCAGGCGTTGTCCACAACAGCATTGCAGGTGCACTTTCTACTTCTCTCATTGTTGACGCAGATGTTTCTGCTACGGCAAACATTGCAGGCAGCAAGCTGGCCGACACATCGGTTGCTATCGGAAAACTTTCCACCGTTCTTGCAGATGCCAACAAAGTTATTCGCAGAGATGCCTCTGGTGTAATCGTCAGCGGCAATAGTCTTCCTGATAGTACCGCAATCCTGACTCAGGATGGAGCTAACAGTAACGTCAAATTGAAAACCTTCGACGGTCTCGTGACACAGGTTGCAGATTCTGCTCTGACTAACTTGTCTCCCGGAACAAACGAAGTCTTTGCTACGAATCGCACAGGTCTCATCACCTTGATTGCAAGTGTGGCTGGTTCGTACATTGTAAACCAAATAAATGTGCAAAATAGCGACGGTCAGCATCTGGTAATTCTGAACCGTTCTGGCGGCTCTGTCCTCATCGACAATGAGTCAGGCTCTACTGCAAGTCGTCAAATTATTACAGGCACAGGTGGTCCAGTCAGTCTGGCAGATAAGGCGGCCCTCTTCCTTGTTTACCGTACCGGCACCGTCAACAAGTGGACAGTGGTAGGTGGCACAGGTGGGGGAGCAGGCGGTACTGTAACTCAGGTTACCACACCGTCGGCTCACGGATTCACGAACGCAAGTGATAAAGGCAAAGTTCTTTATT